ACGATAGCGCATTCAATTGCATCAGCGCCCACAATAGGACGCAGTGCATCAATCTTTCTAATAGTTGCCATCTTACGCATTTTTAATTTCCTTTACACTAAAGAGATGTTGTGGTACCGAACCAAACATCGAATATAAAACTTTACTTGAGGTTGACGCTACTGCAAGTTTGATTCCTCGTTTGGCTACTACCATTTTGTAATAATCTCGGGCAATGCGATTTCGTTTTGCACCTCGACTATTGTTACATTGAAAACAAGCCGCAACTAAATTAGATGCAACGTCAATTCTCCTGTGCTTCGGGCTTGACCATTTATCCACAAGATGTTCAACTGTTGCCAATTGCGGAGACTTTTTCTCACGATTCATTTCACAATTGCAGTAATGACACTTGCTACTTTGACGATTAATCAAACTATCCAAGGTCATTTTATTTCCTTCCAATTCGTTCTGCAATTTTCATTTTGACCCACTCAAGATGTTCATTGAACATTTTAGGGCCTTGCGGGTGATTAATTACTGCCAACTCAAACTGAGTACGGACAGCGATCAATTCTGTCATGGACTTTTTAGCATACTCTGCTTCTTGGTCGTACTGATTTCCATTGTTGTAAGACATACAGTTCTCCTGTTTAAGATTCTATTATATCACCAAAGTGATTAAATGTCAATCTTTCTCAACCATTACGAATGCTTCCATGATGCTATCGGCCACTTCATCGTAGTCCTCTTCCTTGACACCTTCTTCAGAAGCATAGCCATAGCCACCATAGAATGTGCGAGTGTGTTGGCTAATGACCTTGATAATCCGTTCACGCATATCGTGTTCTTCACGGGTCATTGTGTTGGTCCCAAACTCTTCGCCAATTTCGCTGTACCATTTTGCCATCTTATGCTCCAGTTCTCTACTGTCTAAGATTCTATTATAGCAGAATACCCATTTAATGTCAACTTTTGGACACTCACTCAATAGCTCTACGTAATACAATTTCTTGACGGGCAAACGCATCAAGTTCCCAGGGCATGTCTAAGTATTTTGTCTTTTTGCTGTAAGTCTTGCCCATCCACATTCTAGCATTCTTTGGCAAGAACTTCATTTGGCCCTTAGCAAGTTGACGCACATGTACCATTTCGTGTGAAAGAGTCAGTGCCATATTCAGTAGTGAGAATTTTGTCAAACGTTTAGCTGGCTTGATTAGTACTAGATAACAATCTGCCATTTCTACATTGAGGGTTGCACCTTCCATACCATCAAGCATGTCATCGGTCACTTTGACTAAGACTGCTTTTCTGCTATTAGTCAAACCCAACTGGTCAATGATTGAGGGCATCAATGCACTAAGAAACTTTTTGCTTTTTTGATTGCTAGCTTCAACTGCGTATTCCATTACAACTCCAGTTCTTTACTGTCTAAGATTCTATTATAACAGAATACCCATTTAATGTCAAATTTTGAATGTAGCCCAGAAGGCTGTCTTTTCTAGGTCCTGTTGGAACTCGGGGTACACTTCATGCAGTTCATCAATTTCAATTGACCGATAACCATTGTGCTGCTTCTTTTCAAACATTTGAATAGCGTCCCAATCACTACCCTTAAACATTTTAGTTTGAAGTTTTGCGCCACGGCGCCCCCAGAATGAAATATAGTCATTGTCTACATACTTGAACCCGAGTCCACTAAAATCCATAGAATTATCTTGTAATAGAATCACGCCCCACACTTTATCAGTGTTAGTCTTTTCATTCTTCTGCCAACAAATGTGTTTGAATTTCATTGAGCAGACCTTATTTTAATTGTATCCAAATTATCTTCCACTAAGGCAATCAATGCGTGAGTAAGAAATTTAACCTGTTCCTCGTTCATCTTTAAATTGTACGCATCACTTAGTATGTGCAGGGTCTCATGCCACAATGCAATTTTTTGAGTTTGTTCTGAGAAATTATTTCCAATCCAAATCTCTTGGTCATTGAATCTAGCAAGACCAATAGTGCCCTGCATTTCCTCAGGTGTCTTGTACAATACTTCGTAAGTAATTCCGCAAATTTTCAATTTCATTCTTCAACTCCGAAATGTTCTTTTACTCGTCTTGCTGCATTTTGAATAGCATTGGAACTTTCAAATTCATCTTTATCCCAGTACCACTTTGATTCGTTAAGCACAGTGGTCATACATTCTGCTACAATCAACTCGGCAAACTTTTGTAGTTCACTAACTCTAAACCCATAGAAGTCATATGGTTCTTTTTTCAGAGCCTCAATAAATTCATCTATTGAAAGTTTTTCTGTAATAGCCTGTTCAGCAAGTTCTTTAATTCGTTCGTTCATTTTAGAATCCATCCTTGATTAGGATTGCCAGGCCCATGATGATAACTGGCAACATAACGATAATCAAATTAGTAATTGCTTGTATCATTTTAATCCCAATACTTTCTTTTCTGCTTCTGACAATTTAGCCAGGGCTCGTTTGCGGAGTTCACCGTTTTCATATTCTGTCAATTCATCCAAACTGTCAAGGATGACAAATTCTTTTTCATAGACTTCATCATACTTGTTCTTTGCCTTCCATGCATCGGCAGCTTCTTTCGTTGCTACATAATACTTGTGGTTGTGACGATCACCACCGTCCCAAGTTTGAATATCCCAGCATTTAATGATTTGCATTATTTGACTCCAAAAGTGTTAAGTGCGGGTTGCACAGTGTTGATTAGAATTGTCTCGCGGGCGTGAGCGGGGCGCTTGCCACGTACAACTTCAAGCAAGCCGAATGTGAATACTTCGGCTCCAAACTCACGCAAGTTTTTGCTCAGGCCCCAATCTTTGTTCTCAGTCATAGCCCGTTGCATATGCTTTTGCATACGGCGATTCAGTGTACGCTTGACGTTGCCACCGAATGACACTGCGGTGATACCAACATATTGCTCACTAGTCAAAACATTGGTGATGACATAGATAGCATGATTGCGATCTGTTCTGCGCTTACGGACGATTTTCGAGTTCATAAGTGTATTATATACCCAAAACCATTTAATGTCAACCGTACGTTTCCAGTAAGTTTGTCACAAAATCGTCATCACTATCCCCGAGGTCCTTATCTGTTGTAAAAACACAACAGTCTCCGAACTTGGCTAGCTTTCGGCCAGCTGTATCATTGTCACAAACTGCTACAACCCTGCGATTCAGACACTGCAACCAGTTCTTCAAGTCACTATTTGGGTTGTTAGATAGCACGGCCAACGCACTAAATCCACGCTCAGTGAGTCTGGCCGCATCGAACAGACCCTCACACACAAACACGACTGAGGGGCTTAAATCCAAGCTCTCAACGCCCCAAACAGTGTGGGTGGGCTGCTTTCTGTATGTAAAATACTTACCTTCTTTGGGGTTATTTTGGGGCTTTTTCTCTCCGGTTGGGCGATATTGTTGGTATCCTACAAGCTGACCGCTGAGATTCCACAAGTAAAATGTGGCTACTCCCTCAACTTCGTCTAGCATAGGACGGTGAAGTTCTAAGTTTAAGTGACGACTGACCAGGTGTTCTTTAAGCATACCCATATTATACTACAATATGGATTAAATGTCAAATTACTTGCAGACTAGGGCTAATGCTTCACGGAAGATTTCTTGTTGTTTTTGTGCAACATCTACTTCCCAGGGAAGACTATTGTATTCTTCGTAGGTCATATCTTCTGGTAGTTTCTTAGTATAGGGTATACCATGCCAATAACACATCCCATTTGATTTCATTGATAGTATACCAATATGTTTCTGGTGAACGTGAATCAGTTCGTGAGTTAGTATCTTTGGTAGTAGATTGAAGGGTAAGTCGTAGTTAATGCCGATGCGATTAACATGATTCATATCTATACCACCATATACATTATCTGGTAGTGGATATAAACATACTTCAAGTGATTTTGGTAACTCAATAATTTTAGCTACTGCATCGGCGAATGAAGTTATTATAACTTCGTGCTTGTAACTATGTTGATTATTCTGGTAATAGAACTTTATTTCCACTGTCTTCTTCTTTAGGAATAGCATGTGCATATTCATAGTTAACAGTATCTACATTTTCACGAAATACAATGGCACCGTTCTTCAAATGAAAACGTCTAGCCAATTCAGTTTTAGGACTTAATGTGACAAAGCGAGTTACACTAGGGTGAGATTTTTGAATCTCTTTAACTGCACGAATTAATAACTCTCTACCCTTGCCTGCTTTATAACTCCAGATAGTATAGAATACTGCTGTAGTCGGAACTAATGTAGTGCTACTCAAATCAGTAACATCTTGTGGGACAAAATCATGAAAGCTAATGCACACCATTGCTTCAGGTGATGTTTCAGTTTCGTCAGTTAATGCTGCCACTATTCTACCATCACTTACCCTAAAGTCAGCGGGAATCTCAGGACGAACCGGATCATCTTTTATAAATTCTAGAAGTTTGTGTGTGAGGTCTTTGATGAAGTGGAACATAGTAAATGTATTTATACGTAGTGCATTAAATGCGTATATTATGTGCTATATATTTGAGCTAATGATTTTAGGATAATGGCTTCTCGTTGCTGCTTAGTTTTAGCTCCAAGAATAGTGATATTGTATAGTTGGTTATTTGCATTGATTAGCATAGTTATACAATAACCAGCAGCATTAGTAAACCCAGTCTTGATAGTGATTATACCTTGCTGACCAAAGTACTTTATGGTAGGACTAGTAGACAATTTAGTATCACGTTTGCCCCTTGAATAATGAGTAACTAGATTATGAGATTGTGCTGCTGTTTGCACTATATCAAATGCACTTACCGCTTTAGTGAGTTTTACAATATCATCTACTGTACTAAAGTTCATTGCACTTAGTCCAGTTGGTTCTACAAACCCAGTATGTGACATATTCAACTCGGTTGCATGTTTGTTCATAGTTTCAACAAACTTTACTTTGCCACCGGGGAAGTTTTCAGCTAGAGTTATCGCAGCTAGGTTATCGCTACTGATTAATGATAGCTTGACTAAATCCATTCTGGTTAGAATCATTCCTTTACTAATCTTGGTATTAGTAATTCTATTGCCAGTAACGGTCAATCGTTCATCTAACGATTGGTGCTGTGTTAGTACAGTATAAACTGTCATTAACTTGCTGATACTAGCTATACTAACTTTCTCACCTTGCTGGTTACTGCTTACTACTTGATTGCTGGTTAAATTATAGATAATCGTGCTGGTGTCTGCCAAAGCTAGTAATGGCAACAATAACAGTATTAAAATAATTTTACGCATAGACTATTTAACCCACCCGTAGTCGTTCTATCTCGTTAGCTGCTTCTTCCAATAAGTCAGCGATACGATCTGGTTTGCCTTCTTCTACTGACTTGCGTCCTTGAATCTGCCTGCGAATCTCCGCCCGCTTGCGAAGGCGAAAGACTAGGCTTTGTTCTGCTACGGGTAAATGGCTTTCATCTTTTAAAATTTCATTTGCCATATGCTCCTCAAATCTATCAAATTCTTCGTTCATTGCTAACTCCTTAAAAAGGGATGTCATCATCCATATCAGCAAACACTACTGGTTCACGCTTGGGTGCTACATAGTTTTCATTGTGGAAATTGTCAAACACATCTTGGTACTCTCCGTTCCAATCACTGCTACGCAACCTGTCTTGATTATTGCACAAAATTTCAACTTTGTCAAGACTTGAGTGAGGGTTCCAAGGATGATGTACAGTGACGTATCCATTATAGAATGTACCTTCCCAGGCACCGTTGACTACCCAAAAGTCAAAGTGCGTAGGACTGTGCTCTTGCTTAACGTTGACAAGCAAACTTGGTCGTTCTTTGGTGCCTAGCATCAATCTCATTCTTCAACTCCGAAATGTTCTCGTGTGGGTTTATTCAAATGCCAAGCATTGTGTCCATCAGCAATAAATTTCTCCTGAACTGCTAATACTTCTGCCACAATCAACTCGGCGAAACAATCAAGGCGTGTCATTTCTGCGAATTCAGGAAACGTGCCTGTCTCATCGACAGTAAACCCTGACATACGGGCAAGCTCTTTAATTCGTTCGTTCATTTCACTTACCTTCAAACAGATAGACTACAACTCGACCAAAGGATGCAGCAATGCTCACAAAGATAAAACATTGAAACCAAAACACAGGATCTTGCCAGGCGCTGTGTGCGGAAAATATAAAAAGAACGACTGCGGACAGCCAAACACTTACGGGTACTGATTTCATTTTTTAACTCCAAAATGTTCTTTAATCTCTTGAATAGGATGTAAGTATTCTTCACCTGGTCTACTCATTCTAACAGAATAAGGAGCAATAATATCAATACACTCCTGCACAATCAACTCGGCGAACTTTTCAAGGTTATAGTCATACTCGCCAGCAGTACACTTGCCAGGGCGAGGCCAGAGGCTCTGAGCACCGTCTAACCAAAGTTGTTTAATTCGTTCGTTCATACCATCTCCAAATAGTTACGCACCCATGATAGGCGTGATTGTTCGTCCAAGGCAGTGTAGTCAACAATGTTAGCCCGAATAGCATCCACTAGTGGATAATATTCTTCATCAAGATTTTTCTTGATATCTGCTTCCATGTTCACTAACTTGTCAGTACGAGGATTGCGGGCAACCCACTTGCTGGTCAAGTAGTATGGACTTTTGATCTTTGCAGATACTTTAAAGTCCTCAGTGTAGAATACAAAGCCTTCGTGCTTAACAGTCTTAACTTCTTTCAACACTTCACCCAATGTGCAACGCTTCCATTCCACTTGGTGATCCGACAATGCATATTGGTGATACAAGCTAAGTCCATCGTTTTGACTACGGCTTTCCCAAGTCTTTTCACGATAGCCCAGCAAATACAGTCCTGGCTTTTCTACAATGATATGTGGGTCATTTTCATGCACACATTCAAACATAAAAGTTAGGGTAGGAAAACCACTTACATATCGTTCAAAAGTTTCACGCCGACGGTCGATAAAGGAGTTAGCCATATCAACATAGTCGTTAGCAGTTGATCCAGTTGTGGACACTAACAACTTTCCGTTGTACCAAGTCACTGCAACCATAAAGCCATTGACCTTACGAAAGCATTCCACTATGGTATCTTCACTTAACACAGGAGCCTTAGCTTCTACGCCATAGTTGTAGATTTTAGTGAATGGACGTTGCACCACATTGAAGTCAGCATCTACGATAGTACCGCGGCATTCTTCCAAGTAGTCGTTCCACAAGTTATCGTAGAACACACGCTTGGAATACTTTAGCACATAGATACCATCGCCGGCAGACTTCATAGAAACCAACTTTGGGTTAGCTAATACAAACTCTTTCAATTCATCCTTGTTCATCGTAATTCCTCTAATGCTCGTTTAACATGTTTCTTTTTGTAGTGTGAAAAGACTTTGATGATATCCTCATCAAACAGATAGTGAGGATTGCTACGGTTGTGTTCACCAATGAATTCTTCAACCTCGTCAAGCAACTTAGCAAACTTTTCTTCTTTCATATTAGTGGTGAGAACGAATCTCACCCTTCAATGCGTCTTTAACCATCATATCAAAATCTGATACGACACGACCAGTACTGTCAAAAGCTACATCACGGGCACGATACTTTTCCATGCCAGTCACTGCTCCATGAACGTGGCCATAAAAGTGAACTGAACCGCGGTGCATTTGATCCCATTCCCAGATAGGGTAATGCATCATAATGACCATTTGACCATCGTGATTGTATCTCAGGTACTGATGCACTTCTTTGAACTCTGCACGGAATGCAGGGTCGTTCAACAGTTTGCGGTCGTGATTACCTTCAATCAGAATCTTAGTGCCGTTCAGTCTACGCAGAATTGCAACTGCATCCTTGGCTGACAAGAATGCAAAGTCACCCAAAATGAATGTTTCATCTTCTGGAGCAACGTCACGGTTCCACTCATGTATCATTTGCTCTCGCATATGATCGGTGTCAGTAAAGCCTGCTCGGGTTACTGGGCAGAACTTCATAATATTTGCGTGACCAAAGTGTAAGTCACTAGTGATAAATTTTCTCATGGTATTTCTCTGTTTATGCTGTTATTATAGCACACCATGCAATTAGTGTCAAGTAAACACCCTAGTTGCTCTGATATAAATTAATGTAATAAAATAAAGAACGTAAGGTATGCGAATGTTCGTCTAGGGTGTTTAATTGACAATAGGTCACCAAGTGACCTATTTTTATAGAATTAGTGTTAGGCTACTCACACCACATGAGCCCCTAACTGAGCAGTTACTCTGTCCACAACATTTATTCTTCTGGAGTAGGCGTTATACCTCACCCAATGCGTTCCCGCTACTCCTTAATGGGAGACGGATGGTCAATGCACTGCACACCTAGCACTCTCTTTGGTGACTGCCCCACCCCCGTTGATTACGTGTACGGGATCACGGGTTTTTAATTTGATACATCAACAAGTGCTTACCCTGAGAAAGGATTTACGGCTAGCCAGCACCTCGATGTTGTTAAGAAGGATGTCTCCATTGCTATCTTTTAAACTTCAATATATCAAAAAGAGAACAGATACGTAATTGCTCAGAGGTATCTGCCGTGTTACAACTATTTAGCTTATTCAGCCAAATCGTAG